CCCCAAGAAAAAGGAAAAGAAGAAGGAAAAGGAAAAGGAAAAGGAGAACATATCCCCCCTACCCCCCTTCCGGGGGGCTCGCCCGCCCTCCAGGATGCCTTTGCCGCCTGGATTCGGTACAAGCATGAGAAGCGACAGGACTACAAGCCCACGGGCCTCCAGTCTCTGGTGACTCAGGTGCAGAAGGCGGCGGAGACCTACGGGGAACAGGCCGTTATTGACCTGATCGGGGAGTGCATGGCGAACAACTGGCAAGGCATCATTTTCGACCGGCTCAAATCCGGGCAGGCCCCGCGGAGGGGCGGAAATGTGTTTCTGGATATTGCCCGAGAGGAGGGCATCGTGTGAAACGCGAAGACGTGATTAAGCTCATGTCTGTGCTCCGTGGTGCCTACCCGCAGTTTTACCGGGACGTGGGGCGGCAGGAGGCATTGGACACTATTTCCTTGTGGACAGACATGTTTGCCGAGGATGACGCCGCAATCGTGGCCGCCGCCGTCAAGGCGCTGATCGCCACCGACAGCAAGGGCTATCCGCCCCACATCGGCGCGGTAAAGGCCAAGATAAGGCAGCTTACGGAGCGGCCAAAGATGGCCCCGCAGGAGGCTTGGGGGTTGGTATGGCGGGCCGTACAGCGGTCGGCCTACAACAGCCGGGAGGAGTTCAAGCGGCTGCCACCCATACTCCGCCGATTGGTGGGGACGCCGGAGCAGCTCAAGGCGTGGGCGCAGATGGACGCTAACACGGTGCAGAGCGTGATCGGTTCCAACTTTCAGCGCTCCTATCAGGAGCGGGCCAAGCAGGACTCCGAGTTCCAGGCGCTCCCTGGCGACATAAAACAGATGATTGGAGGGCTGGCTGAACGGCTGGCAATCAGCAATGGCGAATAAATACGGCAACAAGAAAGCCGTGCGAAACGGCATCACCTTCGACAGCCAAAAAGAGGCCGCACGGTATGACCAGCTCATGCTCCGGCTGTGCGCCGGAGAGATTCGGGATCTGAAACTCCAGCCGGAGTTCACGCTTCAGGAGGCGTTCACGACACCGCTGGGGGAGTGTGTTCGGGCCATCAAGTACCGGGCCGACTTTTCATATGAGCGGCCTACAGAGCCGGATTGCACGGGCGCCGTCCACTGGCTGCCTGTGGTGGAAGATGTGAAGGGCTTCCGAACCAAGGAATATGAGCTAAAGAAAAAGCTCATGGCCGGGCGCGGAATCCATGTGGTGGAGGTGTAGGGCATGGACAAGCACTGTGCTAACTGCATCTACAGGTGCTATATCACCGCCGGGCTGTACTGCTGCGACTACATAGGCTATACCGGGCATGCCCGCTCTTTGATCTGCCCGTCGGGCGCACGCTGCACAGAGAAAAAGACAGTTCAACGCACCCCGCCGAATCCAAACGGGAGGCCAAAGGCCGTATTTGACGAAGCGGTCTGTATGCAACTGTACCGGAAGGGCATGAGCGATATCAAGATTGGGAAGCACTTTGGCTTATCAAAAAATCCAATCGCCGCATGGAGGGTTCGGAATAACCTACCATCAAACAGTAAGTCTCCGCAAGCCAGAATGGCATTTCTCAATGGCCGATGATAAAGGAGGACCCGAACAATGGACGATAAGACGCGCGCCCTGCTGGGTGATCACGAGGCGGCTAAGCTATGAGGGTGTTGGTGGCCTGTGAGGAGTCGCAGGAAGTCTGCAAAGCGTTCCGGGCGTTGGGGCATGATGCGTACAGCTGCGACATTGAGCCGTGCAGCGGGGGGCATCCGGAGTGGCATCTGAGATGTGACGCGCTGGAGTTACTGAAAATACAGTGGGATATGATTCTGGCGTTTCCGCCCTGTACATACTTGTCAAACGCTGGTGCTAAGCACCTGTTTCGCGGCGGCATCCTCAATCAGGAGCGATACCAGAAAGGTTTGGAGGCAAAGGAGTTTTTTCTGAAATTTCTGGACGCGGACTGCCCGAAAATCTGTGTTGAAAATCCAGTATCAAGCAGAATTTATGAAATGCCGCCGCACAGCCAGGAGGTGCAGCCCTGGATGTTCGGGCATCCCGCCCAGAAGAAAACAAGACTGTGGTTAAAAGGTTTGCCGCTTTTGGAACCGACAGACATCGTAGACCCGGAGTGCGGATGCCATGAAGCTGGTACATGGTTTATGAAAGGCGGCAAAGGCCGGCAGAAAAACAGGGCCAAGACCTTTCCGGGCTTGGCAAAGGCGATGGCCCAACAATGGGGAGGTATATGTGTTGGATGATATTAAATTAGCCCTGCTTCGCCTCGCCTGGAACGCCCGCGCGCCGATTCTGAGCGCGGAGGAATTGCAGAGATTGGAGGTCAAGCCATGACGCGGGAAGAAGCGATTGACATTTTGGCGGAAAGCAAGCGACAGAATGAGGTTATGAGAGATAACCCAAGCACGTTTTTGGTGTCACACCAAATGGCTGATGGAGTTAAAAATGCAGAAAGACGAATTGCAGCTCTTAACCTCGCCCTTTCCGCCCTCCGCCCCGTCAGCCGGGAGCAGGTGGAGCGGCTGTGGCCGGGGTGTGACCGTTGCAAAGCAGCTGATACAGCAATCGCATGGGAGCGGTGGGGACACCAATACTGTTCTCAATGTGGTCGCCCTCTCACCCCAGAGGCGTGGGAGGAACTGAGAAAGAGACTGGAGGCGCTAAACAATGACAAAAAATGAATTTATAGCCCTAATTGGGCAAGACGTAGTTGTAGACTATCCATTTGGCCGAGAACTCCAGCGGTGGAGCATGAAAAACTTTTATATCGATGGAAATGGCGAAGTCAAACATAATCGTCTCACGCTTATTATGGATGCTTTTATTGCCAACGCAAGAAATCCCCACAAAGGGAAGCCCACGCATGGTTAAGGAGGCGCTGAACGATGGCAAGGGCGATTGATGGAGAGTTGCTCGAACTGGAGATTGCAAATATTGCAAATAAACTGGCAAAATCCGATGCACAAAAGGCATTGATGGGACGGGTAATGTACTGCGTTGAGCATATGCCCACCCTCACCCCGCCGAACGAGTGGGTGAATCGAGTGAGAGAGCTTGACGAGCTGTACACAAAGCTCCAGATCGTAACAGGTTTTACAGCGGAGCAACTACTGGAAATTTTTGCTGCTGGGTATACGCTGGAAAAACCAGACTACTCAAAGAAATTTGCGGAAATGGAAAATCTGGCGGAAGCTGCCCAGCCGAACGAGCCGCTGACGATGGAGGAGCTGCGGGAGTCACCGCACGGGAAAATCAAGAATAGCACTTTGCAAAGTATCTGCAACAGGGCAAATGAAATTGCCAGCCGCCCGCCGGAGGTATCGCCATGAGACACCAATACACCCGCGCAGAGCTGGAATCCATCACCCAGGAGACCGCAATCTACATTGAGGGAACAGGGATAGCCCAGCTCCAATGGGGCGGCCTGGAGATTGCAGAAGGGTGCAGGGATGGATATCTGTACTGCAAGCACATCAAGCCGTTTGCAATGGAGTTGTATAATAGGTACTGGACGGCCTGGGATGGGCCGCCGGAGGAGGAAATCTGATGGACATTGAGAAGCTGATTGAGCGGTTGATCACCGACAGCCTATATGCTGATAAGGCGACACTGGAAATCATGGACTTGTGCATGGAGGCAGCTGACGCCATCTCCACGCTCCAGGCCGAAAATGAGAAGCTGCTGGCCGAGCTAGACGACTTGCGCATACAGTGGGATATGTACGGCCACCCCGACCGCATCATCCGAAAGCCCCGCTGGACGCAGCAGGAGGTGGAGAGGGCAAAGGCTATCAGACTGCTATACCCAGAGGCAGACAGCCTCAATGAATGTGACCCTTACATTAAGGTGTTTAACAACAAATTTGTTATTGCAACGTTAGATACGGCGCTGTTCCCCTCCCTCTGTCCCGGCGAATCCGTCAAACTGGACGAGATTTGTGGCAACATCCACGACGGGGAGGGCGGACAGCGTGAGGAGGGATAACCCTTGAACAAGTTCCGGGAGAGATTGAAGAAGTTGAGGGAGAAGGAAGGGACACAGCCCTGTGTTCTGGCGGAGTTATGTGGCATCAGCAAGAACTCAATTTTGAGATATGAGCGGGATGGAGTGATTCCTGAAATAGTATCTGTTGTAAAAATAGCAGACCATTTCAATGTATCTGTGGATTACTTGCTAGGAAGAACAGACGATCCAAAAGCAATGTAACTTTTCATTATTTCACAGAAAAAGTTGCTGTGATTCCCTCGTGAGGGAATCGGAGAGCATGGTATATGCGAAAATGGGAGTGTGGGAGCGTGTGCCCCTGCGCTCCCATTCCCCTTCCTCCTTCACACGGATGGGATGGCGTCGGTGCATCTGCCGCCACCCCCTCTGTGTGCAATATGCCGCCGGTCGAACACCACCCCACTATTCGGGGCATGAGGGGTCGCACCCCTCTGGCGGCGAATGACGGTGGAAAGACACTATACCGGGTAGCCTAGAGCGTCTGACGGCCCCGGTGAAGGGACATGACGCCCGCCTGCTCATGGTGGCGGAAGCGGTGGCGGTGCCATGACTCCCACCGAGCGCTATCCCGCTGAAAACTACCGGCATTAGTACTGGTGTGACAATCTAAGCGGGACGGCGCACATACGCCGCTCCTCGCCGCACGAGCTGGAGAGGGCAAAAAAGCCGCCCCCGGAGGGGCGGCAGGATTAGCTCAGAATTTCTTTCAGTTTGTCCAAATTCCCGGCATTGGGGCTGACCTTGCCGCTCTCCCAGCGGGATATCACGGCCTGGTTAACGTCCATCGCATCCGCAAGCTGGGCTTGAGTCAAGCCTTTGGCCTTTCTGGCGGCGGAAATATCAAACTCGACAGACGCAAGGGGGCGCTTGCCTTTACCGGCAAAATAGCCTAACTGCCAAGCCCCCTGCATTTCAAGGGGCTGGAACTTTTCAGACCCTCCCTCCACGGGCGGGTCAATGCTGGTGATCTCGCAAAGCGCCTCAGCAACCTGCCGGTCGAGATCCCTCTTTAGGAGGCCAAGCCTGTGAGCATCAGAAATGACTCTGGCGAGTGCTGTATACGGGCGCTGAGCGGCAAGGGTGAGATCCCCTCCGATCTCCTGCGGATATGCCGCCGCGTTGAGCCGACCGAACACCCAGCCGAACACGTATGCTTCTCTGTTTGTCATAACAATCCTCCTATCAAAGCCCCAAAAGCTCCGCAAGATTTTTCTGATTCTGCTCACACTTGGCCTTGTACTCGTCGCTCTGATGCCATTCGGCGGACTTGCGGCACATGACATCATCTAGGTCGGCAAACAACTGGGCAATGGAGGAACCATGGTTCTCCATCGGGGGGGAGAGGTAGCACAGGGTTTCGCGGACGGCATACAGTTGGTCAAGGGTCATACGCTCAAAACGCTCTTTCATCATGGTATGGTCCTCCTTTTCGTTCAGGCGGCCACGAAGCTGCCGGTCATGTTGTCCACATAGCCGATACGCTCGGTGCGCTTACGGTTCCAGGCGTTGGTGTAGACAGCAACCTCAACATAAGTGCGGTTATGGCCGCTCTTGGCCCAGTCATTGATGTGGATCTTGGTGTTCCAGGTGATATTTTCGGCGACGGCTTCAGCGGCCTTGATGGCCTTGGCGAGCGCCCAGGCGGCTTTGAGAGCGATGGACATGGACACGTTAGCGCTGCGGCGGATGCTCCAGGCGTTGATCATGATCTCGTGCTTGTTGTACATAACTCATTACCTCCTGGGATCGCTCCCTCTTGATG